TTGACATTGACTAGGAGAAATAAAATTCTCCTCAATATAAATTAATTTCTTCAAATTGTTATGGTGTTTCTCTTAGGCCGATAGTTTGGATCATTATAGTTTGGATTCTCTGGTGCAGTCTCTGGATTAAAGTTTGGATCTGGATAATCTTTCCAACTATCTCCTTGATATTCAACATATAATGGATTCACATCTTTTCTTGCAGCATACACATGATAAAAACAATTTACAGGCATACCACCTTGTGCTTGTAGGTAAACAAACTCCTCATCCCATCTTTTCACAATGATATCTTGATGTGATCCTATTGGTTGTAACTGAACGGAGATACTCTCAACATCTACAAGATCTTTCCAATAGTTAGGTAATCTTATTATTTTTTCATTTCTTACTCTGCCTCTGCAATATACACCCACCTCTGGGCCTTCAATACAAGCATATCTAAGTCTCCATCCCTCTTTACTTGGATGTTTGATATCAAATGGTTTTGGTTTTGAGTCAGCAGATGCAAATCTAGAAGCAAGTCTACCTTTATTACCAGAGTCTATTGCACCACTGACATACATATCTCCTATGACATGAACTGTATTTGCACCAGAGCCACCACTTACATAAAGAGCATTAGTAGTTCCACCATCACCTATAATATCAACGTTACCTCTTGTTTCTATCGCATTAGGTGTTCCTTTAGTGTCTTCTCTACCAACCATCAAAGTTGCTGCAGCAGAATAAAAGGCATCTGGTTTTCCAATCTGAGTATTCCCTTGAATATATGCAGAGTGGTCAATCTTCTCTTCTCCTATTCCTAATGCTTTAGGAACTACTTTTTTAGCAGCAACTATAAGTTGCCCACCATATGCGAATATTTCGTCGAATGCAAATGCCATATTAGATACTCCTTGAATCTGTTTCTGCTGGTTCTGGTAGTTTATCTTTCGTTAATGCACGAGAGACTCCCTCTATCAATGGTGATAACATCTGCATGCCAAGTCTACCACTAATTGCCATCAATCCCGATGTCATAACTTTACAAGATTGCTTTCCATCTATTGTAACATTTTTTGAGTCAAGTTTCAAGGTCTCGTATGCATTTGCCCAAATCACACCTTGTGGAGAGTTACCATTCGCAATTAGTTCAATATCAAGAGCTTCTAATTTGATTTTACCCTTGGTTGCTTTAAGATGTATGTCACCATTCTTTGAAAGAATCATGACTCCTATTTGCTGCTGAGTTAAATCCTCACCACTCTCAATAAAAGTTGAACCTGGTGAATTTAATAAAGTATAACCAGTTCTTGGCCCATCCTCATCAAACGACATGAAATGTCTACCATCAAGTGCTTGAATATGAACACTCGAAGTAACATCACCTTTTTTGCTTATTTTACCAAAGGTAATCGCACCATTCATGGCACTGATTACTTGGTTCCAAAAATTCTTTTTCTCAGACATTAGTATCCTCCTCCGTATCCACCACCGCCACCACCGCTAGGTGTGCTAGGTGCTGGTGTTGATGGTGTAGTTGGTGCTGGTGCAGGTGTGGATGGAGTTGTGTAACCACCTCCACTTGCAGGTGTTGTGCTTGGTGTGCTGGTCGCTGGTGTTGTTGATGGAGCACTCGTTGGTGTGGTAGAGTAACTTCCTCTTGATGGAGAACTTATAGCTTCTATAGTATCCTCTCTTGTTTCAGTTTCTTCTATTTGACTAGGAGCAATTGAACCCTCAATTTGTCTCTTTTGAACACTTGCAAGTTGAGTATCATAAACAATGATATTAGTTCCAGATGTTTTTGCAGATGTTCCTGCATATCTGATACCATTCACATAATAAACATTTCCATAGTATGGTTTACCATCAACGTAACCATTTATATTTAACCCAACTAAATCAAACACTTGAACCACATCTGTTAATACTGGTTCAACTGGTTGTGGATCACGAATAATATCAAAATTAGGAACGAAAGTTGCGTTAACTCCAGTTTCAGTATTCATTCTGATTTGTGGTAATTCTGTAAATCTACCACTCTTATCAACAGATACTGATTTTATTTTACCAAAAGGATCACAGTTGTAAGATAGAACAGTTCCATTACTTGGTATTATTTCTATTGTATCAACTCCACAATTATGATTAAAGCCTGGATTTGTGACAGTCACACCCGTAAGTTCTATGATAGCAGGGTATTGTGGAACTGTTTGTGCTGGTGGAAGATAACCTTGACCACTATCTTTTACAATTACTTGCACAACAACTCCAGTCAAAGCACCAGTTCCTAATATTGATTGAAGAACAGCACCGCTACCATTATTACATGGATCAATAACTTGAACCTGTGGAGGTATCTTATATCCAAACCCACCACTCACAAGATCAACTGCAATTAAATTACCATTGACATCTACAACTGGATTTGCACTTGCTCCAACACCTCCACCTCCAAAAAATTTAAGTGTAGGTGGGCCACAAGGTTGATCTCCAGTTAGACAAGGATCTGATCTTCGTAAATTTTTGGGAGTTAGTGCGTTAACTTCACTAATTGTCAAAAATCTTACCTTCTCATCACCATCAATGAAAACAAATTCTGTATTTGGATTTAATTCTGCATAAGCATTTGCATCAGAAATTGATACATTCTGAATATATCCATCAGTTTCGCTAATGTATCCTACTTTAATATTGTCAAATGAAGTTTGTGATATTGGCATTATTCTAGACTCTCCTTAACTGTGTCATATATGACACTATGTGGTGTAGTTGTATGTGCGATACCAACCATTTTAACAACACTTCCATCTTCTCTTTGATGAATATGGAAATCTCCATAATAAGGTTGACCATTTACATAACCAACGAGATTAGTTAATTCCTTTTCCCTAGTTCTAGGTTTAGCAAATACTTTCTTTATTTTAACACCTTCTTTACTAGAACTCAACTTTTCTATACTAGTTCCATAAGATTTTCTTTCTTTCACAGTCTGTGAAGAATCTTTAGCAGATTCAGCAATTGATGACATGTTAGGTTTACCAGTTGATTCACCTCCACTTTGCATTGAGAACTCATCATTTGGTGAACACTCTGGATCAGGATCGCAATCAAATATTTTAGTTATTGAATTAACAAAATTCAACGCACTTACTATGTCAAAGTTCATACCACCTAACGCACCTAATCCCAAACCAGTAGGCATCGCTCCAGCAATAGAACCTCCTCGATTAGCAATAGCATTTAATATTCTTGGATTAGTTGCTGCTAAACCAGCTGCAGCAGAAAGTAGATCGGGTATGTTACCAGTTTTAATTGCTCCAAAAGCATTTCCTATTCCAGTTAAAATATTTTCATCAATACCAAGTATGTTTGTTGTTAAAGCTAATCCTGCTGCGATACCATTAGGATCTGAATTATCATCAATTAATGCTAATGCATTTGCAATCAATGTTTGATTATCTGGAGTGTTTTGACCAGCAGCATCAATAAAAGAAAGTAATCCAAAACCATAATTACCATCTGCCCAAAAACGATTTGCACCCCCTACAGAATTAGGATCTATTCCAGCTCGATCTGCCACTGTTTGTGATATACTCAAAACTAAATCTCCAGATGATAGAGATGCTAAAACATTGTTCTCATTTATAGCATTATCAATTACTCCACTATTTTCTGATCCAGTTTCGGTAGATGATCCTCCTAAAGAATTTTGAATCTCATCAATCACAGGGCCAATCGCACTATCAAATCCTGACATAATTGTATTAATAGTTCCTCCTAATACCTCACCAACTATCTCCTCAGTCTCACAAAGTGGTGTAGGTCTATAGAATCCATCAGGAGTTGGAGGTGGAACATCACCAGAACCAGGTGTGTCTAATACAGGAACACTTGGTATTACTAATGAAGTGCTGACACCAGCAACTCCTGCTTCAGATGTGGCAACATTAGCAGCTGCTTGATCTGCCTTTTTCTTTTTCCTATTGAATGCTTTTTTTAATGCAGCAGCGATTAATCCTGCGAGTGCAAGGCCTGCCAACCCATTAAACATACAAGCAATTTTCTCTAGACCCTCTACTTTTTTATTCAATAATTCTAAGGCATGAGATGGTGGAGCAAGATTTTCTAAAGGTGCAAGTTTTTCATTAAACTGTTTGGTTGTAAACTGTTGAAGTTTATTCATTGTGCCCTTCATAAATTTTGACATCTCTTCCGATGCCTCATCAATTGCTGCGTCTATATCTTTATTATTTTGTACAATTGGTAAACTAGCAGCAAGATCAGCGTCTCTAAGAGATCTTTGAAATTCTTCAATCTTGGCAGTTAGTTTTTGTATAACAGTTTGTATGTTTTTTGTATCAGATTGTGTCTCTGGGTTGGGGCAACCAAGTGTATGTTTTTCCTCTAAAACAGCATCATTTTTTTCATCAGCAGTGGTCTTTAAATTATTTGCATCTGATGATTCTTTTGTTACATTTTCTTTTGATGGTGAACCATATGCTTCATTCCCTGCTTGGCCTGGTGCAAGATCTGCATCTTTAAGTTTCTTTTGTTCGTTAGGTTCCTCTTCTATCATCTTAGAGAAGAAACTTACTGGAGTAAAGTTCTTTCCTCCACTACCCTCGGTTCCCATTTTTCTCTCAAGTTTAGTCTTAGCATTGTTACCAAGACAACCCATAATTATAGGAGTCTGTTGATCCTTTCCATCAAGAAAAAAACCAAACACAAAACTTCCTTGACGAATGGCTGGTGATTGATATGATCCTCCATGACCAGTTCCAGAAGTCACGGGATACATCACCTGAGCCCAAGGGAGTTGCTCTGCAGTTACATCTGATTCATCTTGATCATGATGACCTATAATTCTAACCTTATATCGATATCCCCATGCTGGCATATCTTCAACCTTTTCAAACTTAGTAGGGCTTTGATTTTCTCTCCACGTTGAATCGTCAGCAACTTGGCCTATAAACCAATAGAAACTGCCTCCTAAAAAACCAGGATTAAATAACGATGACGATTCCATATTTTTTAGTCGTCGTATACTCTACACTCAAATGCATCAGGATGATTGTCGCAATATATTTCTAAATGCTTATCCTCATGTCTTGTGTGCCAATCATTTATTTTACCCTCATTCGGATCAACGACATCATCTTTGTGTGCATCATCATAATTCGCATGAACTTCTTCAAGTTCTGATTTTTTATACTCTAACATTCCATGATTTATATGTTCCTTTTCATCTTTAGGATCAAGATAAACTTCGTGACTTAGATCGTGTTTAATTTCTGACATAATAGTTAAGTTGTACTATGATTACCTTTTCTGCCAAATGAATCTCTTGCTAAATTTAATTTAGTATAAGTTCCACCAGCATCAATAAAGTGGCATAAATCGGCTATAATATATAGACCACCACTTTCCCTATTCACTGTATCATCTTTCTCTGCTGAAACGGTAAATATATCAACAAATATTACATCTCCAGCATGCAAACTAAAGTCTCCAGCGATAGTTACCTCCATCATACCAGAAAAAAGTTGATTGTATCTACGAATAGATTGATTCAATGTTCTTACTGCTTCAAAATTAGGTAATGTGCTTCCATCTATCTGTGTTTGAGTATCACCATCAGGAAGTGTTCCACTATCAACCAAATATAATGTAGTTCTAGTATAATCTTTTTGATCACTATTAAATTTTTCATTAAATTTAGGCAAGTCTTTTCCTGCTAATTCAACGTCTTCTTTAACCTCTTCAGCAGTTTGTTCTATTACTTCATACTTACAATTATATGAATCAAATAAAACTATTTTAGTTTTGTAAGCACCCATGTTCATTTTTGACTGAACATTAATTGAATTATCTGACTTGTGTTCCAATATCTTTCCATCATAACCAGCAGGAGTTACTTGTGTGTCGGTGCTATTGTTAAAAATATATGATTTCTTTTTATCCTGTTTGAATAATCCTTCAATGGATTTGAAATGATAACCGTCAGCAGTTTCAAAGAAAAGAAATCCAGCACTACTACCATCACTTTCTTGAGGAACTCCTTGTTTGGAAAGAAGATTTAACATGTAAAAAGGTTTACGACCATTACCAATAAAATTATATCTGTTTGCTGTTTGCTCTATATCTAATGTTTTTTCAGATTTTAATCTATCCGTAAATATTTTTTCAATACTATCAGATATGAGGCCATTTTCTCTAGTTCTACATCTGTTCTCACCCATTTCATTACGAATAAATTCTTCAGATACTAACTCCAAACTAATAACATTTTTAGATCCATCTTCATATACTGGTTTTACTTTATTAACAATCATATCAACTTTGATTTTTTCCTCTTTATTATCCTCAAACTCTAATCTAAAATCTTCTGTTCCTATGAGAGGTAAACCCTCGACTGCAGACTGACCTTCAATTGCATTTCCAACATCACTAAACACAACATATGCTTTAACACTATCCTGTAATATACTTTCATGATAAGTCAAACGAAGTATTCCATTCACCAAACTAACAGATTTTTCTGTATCTACATTAGAGGTTACATCTGCCTTTGTGATGCTTGCTGGTGCTGAATCTTGTGTGCTATTACTCATGATATTATTTACCTCCGTACATTGATAGTTCGGTGTCATCAACAACCATTACTTTTGTTTTTGCTCCACTACCTCTTCTTCTCTTAGACATCATAGCTCTTCTGTTTGATCCTTGAATTGGAACTGGTATAATCACAGCATCACCTTCACCACTTTCATACGTTGTTTCTGCTGCCACGGCATCTGCATTTCCACCGTTTACTGTGGTTTGTTCTTTGTCAACAACTGCACTAGTACTACCACCGTTAGTTACAGCTTCAGCTTCACCTTCATCCCTCTTACCAAAGAAAGATTTGAATAGTAAAGGATAGAATTTAAATGGGTTGAGTAGGTTGAGAGGATTAATAAACTTATCTATCTGACCATCCTTACCTCCTGCAAATCCAAGACCTTCAAGGAAACCATACAATCCTAAATTCTTAGTTCCTCTAGTGAGTAGAGATCTAACTCCTCCACCCTCTGGCACTTTAATAGGATCTGTTTTAAGCACGTTGTTTATAAATGCTTTAATTCCTCCACCTAACCAATTTACAACGGCCTTTCCTCCCTTGAAGAGAGTCATGAAGGTATCTTTCAATTTCTGACCAACACCCTCTATACCTTTACCCAGTAACAATTCATATATCAAATCACCAACAAACACACCGATTGTTTCACCAATCAATGTTCCGAGAATTGGTATAGGTATGAATGTTCCAAGTGCACCACCTAATGCAGCACCCAATCCCTTGAAGATCGCTTGAGATGCTGGTTCTCCTGATAGTAGAGATACAATAGTGATGACAAGTGGGCCTACGATTGGAATCTTACCAAAGAACTTAGAAAGAAATGGTTTAGCACCTTTAAATGCAGGTGAGATAACTCCTGCAGCCTTACCAAATATCTTTGCAGCAAATCCACCAACTTTTGATGCACCTTTACTTAATAATCCTTTTCCTGCTTGAAATAATTTTGTTGCACCTTTAGCTACATTCGGAAATAATTTAGATATAACTTTACCAGCACCTTTAATAATATTTTTAGCAAGTTTAAACGCATTTTTTATATTTCTTACAATCGCATCAAAAACTTTTTTCTTAAGTATCTTGAATATTAAAAATGAATTTATTAACGTCGTAAAGTTTTTAGTAAAAGTTCTGAATTTTTCAGCACCCTCTTCACCAAAAATGTTTCCAATTATTTTTTCTGCACCATCAACAAGTTTGTATCCAAAATCAACAGCACCTATTAGAGCATCAAGAATAAATCCAACACCATCTATGAGAAAATTAAATACCTTTCCTGCACCCTTAAGAAGCCCAAGCAATCCTTTAAGTTTAGGAGCAAACTCAATTAATTTCATTATAACAATACCGTA